AACTGCCTCGTTAGATTTTGGTGATTTAGCAACATATCTTGGGGTGTATGGGGCTGGTAGTACATATGGACCTACCGCTGATTGGTTGTCTATCAGTGTAGCTTCCAATTATGAAACCGCTACATATTCAGGTTCTAACTTTGGTAATCGACCAATTACAGCATTAACAGCTGGTATAAATGCTACAGATTTAACCATACGAGTTACAGCTGGCACTCTTGCAACATATCCAGTACCAGGATACATATATATTGGTACAGAAGCTATATATTATGACAGTATAGATCCATCAACTACGAGTGCCAGTGGTGACGATGAGTTTATATTATCAACTGTTACATATAGGGGTTGGTTAAATACAACAGCTGCTACTCATTCTACATCAGATGTTGTAAAAGATATCATAGTATTTTATACTGAAAGTATAAACAGAGATGTAGATAGTGGTGTTTTTAATGTATCATACAAAGCAACACAATACGGACGCACAGCTTATCAAGCGCCAAATGTTAGAGTTTCTTTTGCAGATTCTGAAAGAGCTTGGCCTGCTGGGGCTGTCGTATATTACGAAATATTGGATAGCACCGGATGAGTCTATCTGTAGCTTTATCAAACAGCGTTCCAAAGGAAGAGATTCGTGCATTATTGGCTACAGAAATGCAACGACGTTTGGAAACGCGGCAGACACGCTGGACAGCACTCGAAGGCCCACAGAAGAAGTTTGTTAATAGTGAGCATCCTCATATACTGTTTGGCGGAGCGCGAGGAGGTTCAAAAAGTGTTGGAATGCTTCTAGCATTTCGCAAGCATGCAGAGAAATACGGAAGAGAAGCGCAGGGTCTTTTGTTTCGCAGAACGTTTCCAGAAACGGGGGAACTCGTTAAGCTGGGTCAGTATGTCTTCGTGCAAGAAGGTTGGGAATGGAAAGTCGGGGAGCGAAAATGGGTCTCTCCCAGCGGATCTGTACTACAGTTGAAACACCTAGACGAGGATTCCGATGCAATGAAGTTGCAGGGGTTTTCGGTAACTTTCCTAGGCTTTGACGAACTTGGTAACTGGCCATCGCCAGAACCTATAGACATGCTTCAAGCTACCATGCGTTCTGCTGCCGGTGTACCGGTTTTGTTTAGAGCTTCTGCTAACCCCGGCGGGCCTGGACATAACTGGGTGAAAGAAAGGTACATCGATAATGATGATGGGGAATCGATTTTTATTCCGTCGAAGATCCAAGATAATACTCCTCTGATGGAGAACGACCCGGGTTACGTTGACCGGATCAAAAAGAGTGGACCAGAATGGCTCGTAAAAGCATGGTTAGATGGTGATTGGAACATAGCGCCAGGCGCTTTCTTTGAAGGTGTGTGGGACCCAAAGATACACGTTGTGGAACCTTTCGATATACCATTAGAGTGGAAAAGATGGAAATCGTACGACCATGGTTACAAATCTCCAGCTGGATGCGTCTGGTTCACACAAGACTATGATGGTATAATCTATATCTACAGAGAACGCTATTGGAGTTCTAAACCTAACAAGGGAAGTGAAACGCCAATAGAAGAAATTGCAAGGGAGATCAATGAAGCTGAAGGTAGTGAGAAAAAACTCAAGATTAAATTCAAAAGTAATGTGGCCGATTCAGCGATATTTATGCGAGACGGTCGCCAGAAAAGTGTTGCAGACGTATTTGCTGATTATGGCATTATGTGGGAATCTAGTGCAAAAGGTCCAGGATCTAGAGTGCAGGGCTTGCAGGAGATTGTGGATCGCTTGGCAAATGAAAATCTTAAGGTTTTCAACACGTGTAAGCATTGGCTTCGTACGGTACCATCACTTCCTGCTGACCCCAAGAGGGTGGAAGATATTGATACGAGCGCGGAGGATCACCTCTTTGACGCGACAAGATATGGGTTGATGCTGAGACGTGCTAGAAGCGTTAAGCCAAAACCGAAGGCGAAGACGCCCGAGAGATTTACTTTTGAGTGGTTGACTAAACTCGACGAACTATATGATAGGAACGAATCATGGCCGATCTAGGTATATTATCAGTAAATGTAGAGTCAGGCGTTGGAAGTAATATTCCGTCGGATGCAAGTGGCATGCTTAAGAAATGCCAGAAAAACATTAACTTGTCATATAAGAAGTGGAAGAAGTACTACAAAGAAATAGAACATAATCGTGTGTATGCTTTAGGTAAATTAAATCCACGATCTATTACCATGGTCTCTTCGCAAAATATGCAAGAAGGTGGTCGTTCGATCAAGGGTAATATCATACATGCAACTCTACAAGGATTGCTACCTCACATCTATGCTAAGAATCCTGAAATAAGAATACGGCCACATAAATACGTAGAAGCTGGAAGTTCCGAATACAGGGTAGCTGATTTGTTCTCTGCGACATTAGAGACAGTTTTAAACGAATCACTCAAGAAAGCAGATCTTAAGAAACTCGCTAAGCAAGTTATTAGATCTTGCATGACTAGTAAAATAGGTATCGTTAAAGTAACTTATCAACGTGATTACTACAAAGACCCTCTAGTTAGTCGACAATTTAACGACGCTCAAGATAGTTTGGCTAGATTACAATCTGATGTCAGAGAGTTAACAGCTAATGATACGTATGGCGGCGAAAAAGATGAATTGATCGAAGAAGTCAAAGAGACAATGATAGGACTAAAAGATCGCGTAGAGGTTATGCAGCGAGAAGGGTTGAATCTTGGTTTTGTACGTCCAGAAGATTTTCGTATGGACACCTCTTTAGACTCATTACAAGAATATCAATCGGCTCAGTGGATGGCTAATGTCACTTGGATGACACCATCTGATGTTATGGATAGGTTCCAAATCTCCAAGAAAGAGGTCGAAGAATTCACAATTTATCGACGCACTGATGCTGGCATCTTAAACAGATTAACGCGGGATGATGCTGCCCAATCTAATAGCACAGAGGATGTGAATTTAGCTGTTGCTGTTTGGGAGTATTGGGATAGAACTGCTCAAACTGTATTCACTTTTGCTGAAGGCAGTAAGAAATGGTTGAAGGAACCCTTCCATCCAAATCGATTGGGTGAGAAGTTTTTCCCATTTTTCTTACTTGGTTTGAATTGGATCGATGGTCAAGAATGGCCTATATCTGAAACAGAACTTCTATTGTCATTACAAGACGAATATAATACTATCCGTACACAACATGCTAAGCACAGAGAACTATCTGCACCATTTTTCGTTGCTGATGCCTCTCGTGTTAATTATGAAGATATTGAAGTATTTAGTAATGCTGCTATCGGTGAAATTGCACTTATAAACGCTTCAGGGCAAAATGTAAATACTGTATTTCAACCAGCTGTACCACCACCTATGAATCCACAAGTCTATGATACTGCTCCATTAAGAACCGATATGGAATGGATCAGCGGACTTGGTGATGCTCAACGAGGTGGCGTTAACAGGGCTAAAACAGCAACAGAAGCAAATATTCAACAGGCTGGTTTGGCTACCCGCATTGCAGAGAAAGTTGATCAAACAGAAGATTGGCTTAGAGAATTAGGCTGGTTTGCAGCAGAGATTTTATTACAAGAGATAATTCCACAAAAAGCAATAGAAATTGCTGGTCCAAATGCGTTTTGGCCTGTGTTGAACAAACAACAACTATATGACTCTGTATTTATTGATATTGCTGCTGGCAGTACAGGCATGCCAGATACTAACGAAGAAAGAATGCGTTGGATTGAGTTAATGCCTGTCATTATGCAAAATATTGAATTGGTACAACAAATGCGTTCGTTTGGTGTTCCGGATGAATTTAATCCATATGTTCAGTTATTAGAAGAGACTTTTGCTAGATTTGATGAACGTATAGATATTGCTAAATTTTTACCTCCTATGCCAGAAGAGATGCAGAAGGTAATGCAACAGAATCAAATGATGCAACAAGCAATGGGACAAGGAGGTCAACAAACGCAGACTAATGCTGTACCACCACCTCAGGGTTTAAATGAAGTTCAAAATGCCCCACAAAACAGGATAGATCAACGCACAAGGAATCAGTACAGGGAACCACAGGGAGAGATCTAAATGGCCGAAGAACAAGAGACAATTACTAGCGAAGACTTACAAAAAGAAACATTGGAGGTAATGGAGAAGGAACTAGAATCTATACAAGCCCAAGAGGAGGAAGTGAATGTCGAAGTCCAACCCGAGGCCAATGAAGAGACCAACGCTCACGCTCCCACCTACCAAGAAGCTGAGAGAGCGCAGCAAGCATCCGTCGACACAGAAGATGATAGAACAGAGGCATCAACAGAGACAGTTCCAAGAAGCGAGGGAGATCAAACGCAACCCGGTTTAGAAGCTGATGATGTTGAGGTATATGGTAATTTAAAACCAAAAGCACAAGAGAGGTTTGAACATTGGATAAATCGTGCTAAAGAGTTAGAGGGTCAAAACGAAGATCTTAAAGTATCTGGTGAATTACATGATTATATTATGGATTCTGGCACTAATGCAGAGCAGTTAAATTGGTCTTTGGGCGTTTTTAAGAGTTTAAACTCTGGAAACTATGACGAGGCGGTAAAAGCATTGCAAGCATTGGATGACTTTGCTGATCAGATAGGTAATACATTAGGTGTCAATAAAACAGAGAAAAGTGAGGCAGGGTATAACGATTTTGAAGACTTGTCAGAGGCTGTTGAGAATTTAGAAATCAGTGAAGATTGGGCCAATAAATTAGCTAATGATCGAGTTAGTACCAATTCACAGAATCAAGCACAAGCTGATTATCAGCAGTATTATAACCAACAGTTACAACACCAATCTGAAACACAAGCTACCACTGAGCAAGCATTGTCATCGATAACAGAGTGGGAAAATGATCTTATCGGTTCAGATCCGGACTTTGCTTCTAAAAGAGATACCATGATGGAAATCAGTAGAGAAGTTGCTTCTTCTGATTTTCCACCGGAGCAATGGTTAGGTATCCTTCAAAACCAGTATAATGTACTTTCGCGAGGAATGAATGTCGCTGCCTCTGCGAATGGAAACGCTAGCAAAAACTCTGGGCCACTAGCACCTGGAAGAACAAACAGCGGCACAGGTAATGCATTGGAAAGTAATAAGGCTGAGGTTACACCGGAGTTTCTTCAGGCTCATCTTGATGCAATGCATAGTTAACAGGATTAGATGAGAGCTGGGTTCATCACCAGTAGCACGTATAGACCTTCGTGTGGTCACCCCTGTTCCACATAATTACATTCCTTTGGAGGGAAATAAATGGCAACTCAAACTGCTTTAAATGCCAGTGATATTACCCAGCTAGGATATGTAGCTCTTCAGAACTATTTGAAGAATAAACCTATTGACCAGGTTGCGACTGAACGTCCCCTGCTAAAAGCTCTAATGGCGAAGAAAAAGCCTTGGGGCGGCGGTAAAGAAAATATCGTTGAGCAGATTCGTACAAGTTATGGTAACAACTTTGAGTGGTTTGGTGATTCCTCACTAAATACCTCGTCTGCTGTTACTTATAACACTCGTGATACTGTAAGACAGGCTTATTATCCTTGGAACTCGGCACATGACGGTTTCCAGTTCTCCGAAGACTACTTGCTTGGTAACGGTATTCTTATTGGTGATTCACAAAGTCCGCGTAATTCAAGTGCGGCAGGTCTTGTACAGCTAACCAATGTATTCAATGAAGCTATGGAAGTGTTACGACTGGGATTCGAGAAGATCCTCGATCAGTCCTTGCATCTTGATGGCACAATTGGCGTGGGTGGCGGTACTTCATTAGCTAACAAAGCACTCAATGGTCTAGATTTTATAGTTCCTTTTGATTCCCGAACGGGAACGGTTGGTGGTATCGATCGCGCTGCTAATAGTTATTGGCGTAATAACTTTGATACGGGTAGTGGTCTGAATACGTTCGGCACTACTAGTCCTACTGGTTATGCTGGCAGTGCTCTACTTGCTCCGATGCATACGATGTGGCGTGAATGTCAAAGGAACGGCGGGACTCCAAACTTTATTTTGGCAGGTACTGATTTCATTAAGTCTTATGAAATCGCTGCTGATCTAAAAGAATCTCGCTACGCTGTACAACCTGGGACGGCTCAGGCTCCTTGGAATATGGACCCATCGCTAGAAATTAAAGATAGCGGTACATTTACAGGTCTATTCTTTCAGGGTGTTCCAATTATTTGGGATCCAGTATTCGATGATATTGATGGCATTTCTGGTTCTACACCAAGTAACGGTACTTCTGTACTATGGACCAAGCGTTGTTACATGCTT